CTTTAAGGTGGTCGCTGCAGGACGGCGCTTCGGTAAGACTGTTCTTGCAGTAGCAATGTGCATCCTTGCCGGCCTGGCGACTACCAACCGGGCCGGCAAGATGCTGCGATCGGATTCCGAAGTTGTATACATCGGAGTCGACCGCGAGCAGGCCAAGCGTAACGCCTGGCATCTGTTCAAAGATTTCACGCGCGGCATCGGCGCCAAGTTCCACGAGAACACTGCCGTAGTCACGCTGCCGAACGGCGTTCGCATCCGATTGCTCGGAATGGACGACCCAGATTCGGCTCGCGGTATGAAACTGCGATTCGCGGTACTCGACGAGTACGCGGACATGCCGCCGCACGTTTGGCCAGAGATCATCCGCCCCGCACTCATGGACGTGAAGGGCGAAGCGCTATTCATCGGAACGCCGAAGGGTAAGAACCACTTCTTCGAGCTGTTCATGTCGGCGCCGCCGTACAGCGAACGAAAGAACTGGCGCGCGTTCAACTTCTCGTCACAGGACAATCCGTACCTGGACTCGGAGGAACGCACCGACATTGCGTTCGACCTGACGCGCGAGCAAGAGCAACAGGAGCTCGAGGCTCGCTTCATCAGCCGCGGCGGCAAGGTGTTCCAGGCGGATGATTTCCGCTACGACACGAACGAGCCGAACACCGGCAGCTACGTGATCACGGTCGACCTAGCCGGCTTCAGCACCGAAGTCGGCAAGCGCAATTCGGACATCAAGAAGCGCGACAGCACGGCCATCTCCATCGTCAAGATGGTTCCGGTCGATGACTCGAAAGGCAAGCTGCAGCATTTCTGGTGGGTCAAGAAGATCATCAAGGGCCAGTGGGACCCGCGGCAGACCGCTTTCCAGATAGTCAAGGCAGCGTACGACAACGAATGCTTGACGGTCGGAATCGAGAAAGGCGCGCTGAAGAACGCGGTCGACGGCTACTTGAGCGAGTACGCGCGCGAGTACGGCGTACCTCTCACGTTCATCCCGCTGACGCACGGCAACAAAGCTAAGACCGATCGCATCGAGTGGGCTTTGGCGGGCCGCGTGCAGAAGGGCCGCATCATCCTGAATGCCGACCCCAACGACACATCGAGCTGGGCGCAGATGCTGGTCGAGGAAGCCGTTGACTTCCCAGATCCACGCTCACACGACGACATGCTGGATTCACTCGCATACGTCGATCAGCTCGCTCCGCTCGTTACCAGCTACTACGACTACGAAGACTTTGACGACACCGGCTTTGAGCCGTTGGACAGCGTGAGTGGCTTCTAAGAAGTGCACACGATGCGGTGAAACGAAACCGCTTAGTGACTTTTCTCGGCACAAAGCCATGGCTGACGGCCACATAAATCAATGCCGAGTGTGCATGAACGCAGCGGCGCAGGCGCGCCGACGTCGCAACGGACGTAACGAAACGCCGGAAGCACGGCGCCGTTGGACCCTAAAAAAGCTCTACGGCATGACGCAGGCTGATTACGACGCGTTACTAGTATCACAGGACGGTAAATGCGCCATCTGCCAGACGGACTCGCCTGGAGGGCCTGGTAACAAATTTCATGTCGACCACGACCACGCCACTGGCCGAGTGCGCGGTCTGCTGTGTCATCACTGCAATACAGGGCTCGGCAATTTATACGACGATCCAGTGCGATTACGGGCTGCACTGCGATATTTAGAGGTATCCGGCTTTTGACCACAGTTGCAGTTGATCGACAGTACAGCGATGGCAGTGAGGAGCAGAAGCCTACAGCGGCTGCTTCTCTCGTCGGCTGGATCATGGGCAACGTCACGCAGTGGCGCCAGATTCGCGACAACGCGTACAAGGACAAGTGGGACGACTACTACAACACTTGGCGCGGCAAGTGGGTTCCTACATCCAAGAACAAGAACTCTGAGCGCAGCAAGCTGATCTCGCCGGGCTCGATGTCCGCTGTCGACCTGACGGTTGCCGAGATCATCGAAGCGATCTTCGCGCGCGAGGAATTCATGGACATTCCTGGCTCGCTGGACCCGCAGCAGAAGTCTGCAGCCGAAGCCTCGCGTCGCATGTTGATCGACGACTTGTACGCTGACGGCATCATCAAGACGATGATCGACGTCGTGCTGAACGGCGCGTTGTACGGCACCGGCATCAGCAAGATCAACATAGACGTCGAGAACGTGCATACCGCCAAGGTAACGCAAGACGCACAAGGCGTCGCGCGTATGCAGCGCATCACGCAGGAGAAGGTCAAGATTTACCCTGTGCCGGTTGAGCCCGGCCAGCTGGTAGTCGACCCCTCTGCCGCCAACATCGACGACATGCTCGGTGTGGCGCACGAATTTCGCATGCCGCTCCATAAAGTCTGGAGCCGGCAGCGTAGCGGTACGTACTACAAGAGCGCCAGCGTCGGCGCCTCGTACCTCGAGTACAGCACGGACATGCGCCAGGAGGAAACGACTGGTCGCGGGCAGGTGCCTGCCGCGTTCATCACTGAGTGGCATGGTCTAGTACCGACCAAGCTGCTGACGAACGCCGTGGCCGAAGGACGCGGACACGCGGACATGGTGCCGCCTGGCACCGATGAGCTCGGCATGGACGACATGACCGAAGCCGTAGTGACGATCGCCGACGAGGGCGAGCTGCTGCGCGCGATTCCTAACCCCGCGATCATGGACGATCGCGCGATTGTCGCGTATCAGCACGACACGGTACCCAATCGCTTCTGGGGCCGCGGCGTGATGGAGAAGGCGTCACATCCGCAGAAGGCGATGGACGCTGAAATGCGCTCGCGCATCGACTCGCTGGCCTGGGTCAGCAACCCTATGATCGCTGGCGACATCACGAAGCTGCCGCCGCGCATGAATCTCAACGTGTGGCCCGGCAAGTTCTGGGGCACGCGTGGCGATCCTAACGTCAGCCTGAAGGAATTCCGCTTCGGCGACATCAACGCCAGCACGTTCGAGCATGTGAATTCGCTCGAGCGCATGCTGCAGGACGCCACAGGCGCCCGCGATCCGGCGAATCTGCGCCAAAACGTGCGCGATGAGTCGAGTGTCGGCGGTGCAATCAGCGTTTCCGGCATGCGCAAGCTGTCGAAGCGCACGATGTACAACATCGAAGGCTTCTTGACGACTCTCGTGCGTCGAATTCTGCAGCGCAAGATGCAATTCGAGCCGACGCGCTACCAAGTCGACGTCGATTTCCAGGTCCGCGGCACGATGGGCATGGTGGCTCGCGAGCTCGAGCAGCAAGTCATGGTGAATTTGCTGCAATTCACTGAACAAGGTACCCCGCCCTACCTGTTGCTGCTCAAAGCCGTCTTCGATCAGAGCTCGAGCCCGGTGAAAACCGAGATGCGACAGACGATCGACGCAATGCTCAAGCCCGATCCTAAGGCGCAGCAGCAAGCCGAGATGATGAAGCAGCTGCAAATGCAGTCTGTCATGGAGGAAGTGCGTAACACGCGCGCGGATACCGCACTGAAGATCGCGCAGGGCGATAAGGCTAAGGCCGACACGCTGCTCTCGCAGATCGAGGCGCATTTCAAGGAAGACGAGCAGTTGATCGAGAACCTAAAGGTGATCATCGACCGCCAGGAAGTAGCTGTTCAGGAACGTCAGCTCGCACAGAACGACCGCAAGCTGGACATCGAGGAGAAGAAGGCCGCACGGCCTGCAGGGAGCGCCTGATAGATGAGTGACGGAGAGGAGCACGCTGTAGACGCCGATGTAAAGGCGTACTTTCAGCGATACGAAACAATTTTCGATAGCGAGCCGTGGCAGCTACTCACCGATGAGTGGCGCCGCGACTTAGCCGAGATACCGGTACGCGCGTTCTTTGACGCGAAGAGCTGGGATGAGATCTTGGCCGCGCGAGCGGTGGTTCAGAAGCTGAGTGAGTACCTTACGTACCCTAAGCAGATTGAGCTGCGCAAGCAGGCCATCATGGTCGAACGTGAGCGCATACGAGACGACAACCGCGACATGGAGCGGCCGGACGTATGAGCAAGCTCATTTTGTTCGACTTCGAGTGTCAGCACTGCACGTACGTGTTTGACGACATGGTAAAGCCCGACATCCATGAGGCCCCATGTCCCAAATGCGGAAGCAATGCGACTCGACTCGTATCAACGCCACGGATTGACCCGCGACTAGGGGCTGATCCTGCGTTCGCCACGATGGCGGATCGCTGGGCGAAGGTACGTGAACAGCGCAAGGCCGTCGAAGAACGGCGTGAGCGCGAGCACGGTCCGGATAGCTGGGGCGCTTCAGGCGCCGACGTTACCCGCTAAACCGCTGCCAGTCAGCTTCCCCAGCTGACAACAACCGTCAACCGAGCACTCCTGCTCGGCCGGTGTGCAAATGAAAACGGAGAACTTGTGACTACTGGAATCGTTGTAGACCCTACGGCGCCGTCAAACACATCTGTGTCCGGCAGCCAGAATCAGCCGAATAACCCTGCTGACGACTTGCCTGCGAAGTTCAAGGGTAAGTCAGCCAAAGAGATTGTTGATATGTACGCCAACCTCGAGTCTGAGGCTGGCCGACTACGCAACGAGCTCGGTGATACGCGCAACGAGGCGCGTACGTGGCGATCACTAGCAGAGGATCTTGGGCGCCCGATGCGCTCTGAACCGGCACCGGTCACACCGAAGCCTGTTGAAGTCACCGCAGACCAACTGATTGCAAACCCGCGCGACGCAATCGTGTCGGTGGTCAAGGAAGTGCTTGGTACGGAGCTCGCGCCGATCGTTCGCCAAACGAAAGATACGGCGCAGGAGACGAAGGCTACCAAGTTCGTTCAGGACTTCCCGAATTACGTGCAAGTCGGCAACAGCGACGAATTCAAGCAGTTCGTCGGCAAGTCGAAGCGTCGTATTGGCCTAGCCGATCGAGCCGTTAAGAACGGCGACATCGACGCCATGCGGGAGCTCATGGAAACGTGGGAGGAACGTGTGGCTGATCTTGCTGCACTGAATCCCTCCGCCAAGAAGCAGGACGAGCACAAGGCTGATGAACAGTCTACTGCTCCGACCGGCGTCGAAGGCGCACGTCAAGTAGCTACTGAGAAGTCTGGCAATAGCGGGTCCGTTCCGACCGGTAAATTTTTCTACCGCGACGAAGTGATCAAGCTGTTGAACACGAACCCTGACAAGTACTACTCCGCGGCGTACCAGTCTGAGCTGATGGACGCAATCGCAAACGGCCGCTACCGAATCTGATCTCTCTTTTCACCTACACACTGAACGGAAGCAAATAAGAACAAATGGCAGCTTTTGATCCGGCCAACGGACTTGGCCGAACGGAGCTGGATAAGTTCATCCCCGAAGTGTGGAGCATGGAAGTGCTCGCAGCGTACAAGGCAAACCTTGTCATGGCTGCGCTCGTTTCTCTGCTGCCGCACAAGGGCAAGAAGGGTGACACTATCCATATCCCGGTGCCTGTGCGTGGCGCCGCAGCGTCGAAGACGGAATCTACTCCGGTCACGCTTATCAACGACACACCGACTGAAAAGACGGTTTCTCTGACCAACCACTTCCACTATGCGCGTCTGTTTGACGACATCGCGGAAGTTCAAGCCCTGGCCTCGATGCGTCGGTTCTATACCGACGATGCCGGCTATGCGCTGTCGAAAGCTATCGACACGTCGCTCGTCGGTCTCGCGGCTACGTGGGGCGCCGGTACGTCGTACAGCAAGGCCGTGATCGGCTCTGACGGTTCGACGAACTGGAGCTCGTCTGCGAACAGCAACGCTGGTAACGGCGCTGCGATCTCGGACGCTGGTCTGCGTCGAGTCGTGCAGACGTTCGACGACAACGACGTGCCGGGCCGCAACCGCGTGCTTGTGATTCCGCCTGTCGAGAAGCGCAAGCTGCTCGGCGAGTCGCGCTTCACGGAGCAGGCGTTTACGGGCGAAGTTGGCAACGCCAACAGCATCCGCAACGGCTACGTGGGCAACCTGTACGGGTTCGAGATCTACGTCTCGAGCAACCTGGCGCAGTTTGCCGCGGCCGATACGACGACCAACTACCGCGCTGCTCTGGCATTCCAGAAGGAAGCGCTGTTGCTGGCCGAGCAGATCGGCGTGCGTGTGCAGACGCAGTACAAGCTCGAGCACCTGGCGACCCTGATGGTCGCTGACACGGTGTACGGCGTGCAGACTGTGCGCGGCGACCTGTCGGGTACGGATGGCGCTGGCTGTAAGGCCATCATCGTTCCGTCGCTCTAAGCGATTGGGTGAGGGGCGGGCAACCGCCCCTCTTCCCTTATGACTATCGAAAAACGCCATCCACTACTCGGCCGCGGTCTCAAGATGAGCTCGACGGACCCGGTAAATGGTTCGGTACTGATCTACAACCTGTCGACTGGCACTTGGGTACCAAGCACGCCGCCGACAATCACAGGCTCCCGCGGTGGCAATGCCGCGCTCGCGAGTCTTCTTACCGCCCTGGCGTCGCTCGGGCTCATTGTCAATTCAACATCCGCATGATGGAGGCAACCATGCTGACCCCTACTGATTTCCAGAATCTCCTCGCACTCATCAGCTCTCCGCAGCTCACGATCAACGGCGCGCAAGCGCAAGTCGTGAGCGTGCTGCAGTTCAAGCTGCAGGAAGCGATCAAACAGGCGACGGAGATCAACAAGGCTGCTAGTGGCATCGACGCAGGATCTGCTGAACAAAGTTCTGATCGGGCTTCGTAAAGACACGATCGCTACGACGTCAGTCACCAGCGCGTACCACCTACTCCTGCTGCAGTTCCTCAACACTGCCAAGGAAGAGGTAGAGAACGCCTGGGACTGGCAAGCACTGCGTACCACGATTACGCAAGCTGTCGTGCAAGGCACGACGTCGTACACGCTCTCCGGCGTTACGCCGCGCTCGCGGCTGCTCTACGAGCGGCCGGCGTATGACGGCACCTGCGAGACCAGCTTGCGCGTGAATGGCGCACTGCCGCAGGTGTTCGACGTTACGGACACGACAGAGTACCGGCTGATGGAGATGACGCCTGAGCGCGTCGAGCGGCTGCACTTCCTAGACAACGACGAGCAAGCACTGCCTACCAGCTTCGCGCTGGTGCGTACGGCGACAGGTGTAACGCTGCGGCTATACCCTACTCCGAGCTCTGCGCGCACGCTTAAGCTGCGCTTCGTCGTCCCGCAGGACGACCTTGGCTCTACAGCCATTACCAGCAACTCGCTGTCAGTACCTGCAACGCCCGTGTGGCTACGCGCGCTCGAGCTCGCCAACGAGGAACGCGGTGAGGAGATCGGGCAGGCTGAAGGCTCGCTCATTGGCCGTGCACAGCTCGCGCTGTACAACGCCATCGCAGCTGAGCGTACCGACGCGGACGACACTGGCTTCCCTGAGTGAACGTACTGCCGGTCACGCTCGTGTCGCCTGGGCGCCGCGGGCTGAATAAGGAACGATCGAACGATCTGCTTAGCCCGGAATGGGCTACAGACGCGCTCAACTGCGTACTATCGCGCGAAGGGCGCATCGCTGCGCGCAAAGGCTGGCTGAGCCAGACCACTGGCGCAATTGCCAGCACTCCCAGCATCAAGGTGTTGTTCGAGTACCTGCAGGCCGATGGTACGGCGACGATCATCACGGCAGCGAACAACAAGATCTACAAGAACATCTCCGACTACACGGTCGGAGGCAACAACATCACCGCCGCTACGCCGCCCACTGCCGATGACTGGCAGTTCGTCAATTTCAACGGCAAGGTGATTGGCGTACAGACCGGGCACACGATGATCAAGTGGTCCGGCTCTGGCTCGTTCACGCTGAACAGCGCGGCCAGCGGCTCTCTGCCCGCAGGCAACGCCGCTTGCGCTGCATTCGGCCGCTTATGGGTCATCGACTCCGACACGCAGACCGTCAAGTACAGCGCGCTGCTCGATGAGACGAAGTGGGCGACTGCGGACGGTGGCGGCAGTATCGACCTTCGCAACGTGTGGACGAAGGGCATGGACCAGGCGATTGCCGTCGCTGCGTTCGGCGCCAACCTGATCGTGTTCGGCCGCAACCACGTCATCATCTATGCGGACGGCTCAGGCTCCACGCTTGGTATCGACCCGCTACAGATGTACGTCGTCGATACGATCGAAGGCACCGGCTGCGTGGCGCGCGACAGCGTGCAGCCGATCGGTGAAGGCGACCTAGCCTTCCTCAGCCGACACGGCATTCAGCTGCTGGGTCGCACGATCACGGAGAAGTCCAACCCGACTGCCTCTGTGTCGAAGAATATACGGTCCTACTTGCAGAGCTTGATGAGCTTGCAGTCGATGACCGGCGTGCGGTCGATCTATAGCCCGGAGCAAGGCTTCTACGCGCTGCTGCTGCCGACTGCTCGAGCCGTCGTCGTAGCCGACACGCGATTCGGCTTCCAAGACGACGATAACTCGTACGTGCTGCCCATGCTCGCCTGGACGTATCGCACCATGCCTACAGCCATGTGCGTGCGCGAGAATGGCAACATCTTGCTCGGCTTCGCCGGCAAGGTCGGGCTCTACTCGGGCAACCTCGACAACACCGACAGCTACTCGCTGACCTTCTCGTCGCCGTGGCTGCAGATGGACCCGCGAGTATCGGACTCGCTGAAGATCCTGAAAGAGCTGCCGACGATCGTACAGCTGAGCGCCACATCCTCAGTCACGTGGGTGTGGGAATTCGACTTCAACGGGCATGTGTTCACCAACACAGCCACGTACACGCTGTCAGGGGTTGCATCGGAATTCAACATCTCCGAGTACAACATCGCCGAATTCAGCGGCGGGCTGACGCTGCAGTCGCGCAGCATTGACGGTCAAGGTGAAGGGCAGTTCATCCGCGTCGGTCTCACGACGCAGATCAACTCAATGGATTTCGTGCTGCAGCAAATCAAGATGCTGTTCAAGATAGGACGTATGGCCGCGTGAGCAATTACACTCAATCTGTCAGCTTCACGACCAAGGACGGTCTGTCGTCTGGCGATCCAGCCAAGCTGATCAAGGGCGCCGACTTCGACACGGAGTTTGGCGCCATCGCCACTGCTGTTGCGACGAAGCTCGATAGCTCTGGGCTCAGCAGCAACGCCGGTATGCTTGGCGACATCCAAGCGCTCGCGGACCCGAACGCCGACCGTATTCTGTTCTGGGACGACAGCGCAGACGCGGTAGCGCTGCTCGCGCCTGACGGCACGACTATCGCCATATCGGGTACGACGATAGCTACCGGCTCGAACGTGCCGTTACTGAATGCGGCGAACACGTTCACGCAGTCGGGCGCCAATCTCCAGATAATTCAGACCACGAGTGCTGTCCCGGCTTATCTAGGGCTCACGACTAACTCCGTGGCTCGCGGATATTTCTTTGCTCCCGGAGCTGCGAATGACGTGGTCGCTAACTCGGCGGTAGGGGACATTGGCCTACGCGCCCAAAGCGGGTCGATTATCTTTTCTCACGATGGCGGCACTACGCTTCATCACAAGTTCACGTCGAGCAACAGCACGACAACATTTAACGGTGTTGCCGTATCGGACTTCGCGCGGCTGTCACAGAGCAACACGTTCACTGGTGCAACACAAACAGTCACGGCATCAACTGCACGACTCGTGTTGAACGATACAGGCTCAGCGAATGCTGCCGTCGCGTTTAACGCATCAGGTACTAACAAAGGGTTCGTCGGTGTAGCAAACACAACGAGTTCAGGCATGGCTGGCGCAGCAGCTGGCGACATGTTCGTCCGTGCAGAGAGCGGAGCCATTTGGTTTTCGTGCGACGGCGGCTCCACGGGGCATCTAAAAATCACAACAACAGGAATCACGACACCGAACACCAGCGCAAGTGAAGTTGGCTTCAAGGGCGTGCCAGCAAATCTCCAATCGGGTAACTACACGCTCGTGCTGACGGATGCAGGCAAGGGACCACGCTACACCGGCACAGGCGGACACACGTTCACAATTCCGGCCAACGCATCAGTGGCGTTCCCAGATCAGACGGTCATTGTGATTACGAATGGGGGCTCTGGTAGCGTATCAATTGCGATCACGACGGACACTCTGTATCTGGCCGGTACAGGATACGCTACGACCGGCACGCGCACACTTGCAGCAGGCGGCATGGCCACGCTTATTAAAATCGGAACAGCAGCGTGGTTCATTAGCGGTCCTGGGCTGAGCTAACCATGAGCGGGGCACTAGCAGCAATGCTAAGTGGGGGCGGCGCTCCTGGCGTCATCACCAGCTCCCTGCCTGCTGGGTCGAATACTGGCTCATGTGATTACCAGTTCGACAACAACGGCAACGGTCATACAGGCGACGGCGCGGGTGGGTCGCTTTCGCTCACATGGGTTAACCCGCAGACCACTACGGTTGCAGCGTTCTACGAGGTAAAGGTCGACGTCACTGCTGGGTCGTTTACGAGCGGTACGACTGGTTCTTACCTCGACATGGCAACCACCCGCGGATGGACTAAGACCGTACCAGGCACCGTCACCTTCAACGTTACATTCAGAGAAAAGGCCACAGGGATTGTACGCCGCGTTATTACTGGCGTGTCTATCACTGTCAGCTAGTACCGTACTGTACGCACAGATGGCCGACCCACTAGACCTAGCCGCGCGAGACGCGCTTAAGACTCTGCAGGATCATCCGAAGGAACACATCGGCGCCATCTACGACAAGGACGGCAATCTTGGGCGTACGTCCACAGCTGACGGCTCCGACTCGCACGTCAAGGGCAAGCTGCAGTTCGACGGACAGCTGAAAGCTCTGTTTCACAATCATCCGTCACGTGGTCGCAATGATCGCGACGGCAACGAATTCTCTGACGACGACAAAGCTCAAGCACGCCGACTCGGCGTGCCTAGCTACATCATCACGCCATCCGGCCTCATCCGTGTGTTCGATCCGATCTCGAACACTACGCGCGACGTAGAATAAGAATGAGCGATATTTTCGGCAATCTGTTTGGCGGCGACGATATGTCGGCCGCACGCGATGCAGCTGCCAACATCCAGCTTCAGAACTTTGACCTGAAGGGACCAGGCGGCATGTCGGTTGGCTTCACGCCGACTGGCGGTAACGTCGCTCTCGGTTCTCTCGATCCCATTCGCGCCATGCTGCTGCAGGCGGTCAGCGGTAACGTCGGCGGTGGTGTGCCTGGTCTGGCTGGGCTCACTGGCGCTGCCGGTGATGCCATGTCCGCACTCAGCGGTAGTGGTGTTGATCCGCGCTTCATGCAGCTGCTGGCCGGCCTGACTGCGCGTCAGGTGGGTAGCGGCGGCATGCCGTCACTCGGTCCTACCGGAGTATCGCCCGATCTCATCGCACAGCTGACTGGAGCAGCCGGCTCCAAGCTCGCCACTGCGAGCATGAGCCCGGATGCTGCTGCAGCCGATCGGCTAGGCGTACTGCGCGCACAGGCGCAGCCGTACGAGCAGGATTTCATCAACAAGCAGCTGGGGGACGTGTTCGCACGTGGCCGCTTCGGCAGCAACGACAGCGTATCTGGCAACGTATCCGACAGCATTGCTCGAGCGCTGACTAGCGCTGATCAAGCACGCCAAGCACAAGCGATGGACTACGGCCGGCAGATGACCGGCGATGCTGCACAGCAAGGACTGGCGTTGTCGGCTGGCGCTAGTGGACTGCTCGGTGATCAATTCACACGAGCACTGCAACAGTTTACGGCCGGGCAATCTGGACAGAACGACGAGCTAACGCGAATCCTGCAAGGCATAGGCGGCATGAGCTCGCTGGGCACCAGCAATTCGCAGAACGCACTCAATCGCTTTGGTGTCGCACAGAACCTGTTCAACTCGACGAACACAGGCAGCAACGACGCGCTTACCCGCGCGCTCGGCGCTCTAGGTGGCGTCGGTACAATCGACCAGTCTGGCATGCAGCAATTCATGGCGGCACTGCAGGCGGCTACAGCGCGCAGCAACGCGGCGTCGGGCGCAAGCAACGCGTACATGACGCTCGCCAACAACAGCCTGGGTCAGAAGTACATGGACATGGCGTCGAGCATGGTCAACGCCATCATGCCGGGATAAGACATGGCAGAGTTTCCCAACATCTTTGAAGGGCTGAAGTTCGAGTCTCCGTTGGAAGCGCAGGAACGGCTGCGCTTGGAGCGCTCTAAGGAGCTAGCCGCGCAGCCGAACTCCTACGCGCGCGGCGGCTACGGCATCGGCATAGTACTCAAAGCTCTTGGCAATCGGTATCGAACCGGCGATCAAAGCGGCGGCTTCTTCCACCGACTTGCTACCGGAGATCCATCGAGCCCTGACGTCGCGCAAGCGAAGCAGACTGAGAGCATCTTGAGCCAGGTCGCCAAGGACACGGACGAAGCCGTGACCAACGGCATGGACCCGGAGCAGGCACGCGTGGCTGCTATGCAGCGCGCGGCTACCGCGTTCGCTGCTGCGGGCCGCGGTACGCTCGCCTCGCAGCTGCAGGCGCAGGCCATGGCGCTGAAGTCGCAAGGCGTAGCCAAGCAGGCCGAGCTAGACAAGCTGCGCGCTGAGACGCGCGAGGCGAATGCGAAGGCCGATGCGGCTGAAGGCAAGGTGCCTACCATTCAAGATCCGGTTATCCGTCTGCAGAACGAGCGGGATAGCCTAACGTCGCAGCTGCAGAAGCTGGACCCTAACGGTCCTGCCTTCCGCACGGTCAGCCTGCGCATGGACGAGATCAACAAGAAGATCCAGAAAGAGATCACGATTGTTGGCCGCACTCCGCAGGACGTCGACCCTACCAAGTCGACGCTGACCAAGGTGCAGGAAACGGTGCTCAACAACCGCGACCAGCTGGATCAGATCCACAACTTCATAAACACGTTCAATCCGGACTACTACACGTTCGGGGGCCGCATCAAGGGCGGCATCCTTCGCGTGAAGGATTGGATCGACGACAAGTCGTTGACGCCGGATGAGAAGCGCGAGCTCGTTGACCGCACGCAGAACGTGCAGTCCGGCGCGCAGTTGCTGAACGCGTACATTCACGCGATCACTGGTGCGCAAGTCGGTCAGGCTGGCGAGCAGCAGAGGCTGCAGAAAGCCATCATCGACGTGGAGCACGACTCTCCCACCGTGCAAGAGCAGAAGGCCAAGCAGGCTGAATGGATGATCGACGCGTGGAACACGCGAGCACAGGCAGCGATGGCTGCCGGTGAAGGACAGAACAGCATGCGTATCTTGGATACGCCTCTCGAGCAGTGGCGTAAGCAGCCGTCTGCTGACCAGGCTGATCAGACGCGCGAAGCTGCGCGTCGACTGCTGGGGCTGAGCCAGTAACATGCCGATCGGTAGTAAGGCCGACTACGACTTGGTTAAGTCGGAGCTCGCAGCCGAGTACGCGAAGCCTGCCGACAAGCAGGACATCGGCTTCATGAACGAAGCGATCAAGCAGCTGCAAGGTGCACAGCAATTCGCTGTAGCACAGTCACCGGCTGCCCCTGCACTGCCGCTAGGCGAGCAGATCAAGCGCACTGCGATCGGCGCTGGCGACGTCGCCTTGTCGTCCGTCAATCACCTGATCAACGACAACGCTGCACGCGTTGCCGGTGTGGGCGGTCTGCTCACAGGTCAGGACTACGACACCGCCAAGAACATGTACGCGATGGATCACCCTGCGTACGACCCGACTACTGAGGAAGGTCAAGCACTGGCTGCCGGGCTGCAGAAAGGTGCTGCTGACTTCGGTCTGCCGCAGGTGATGCAGCTCACCAAGAAGGCGTCTGAGGCGGTGCTAGGTAAGACCGGCACGGATCTCGCGACCGGCGCGCTCGAGCTCGCGACCATGAAGACGCCTGGCAAGTCGGTGCCGACTCTGCCCGGCGAGCTCGCGCTGGCGAAGGCTCGCGCTGACAAGTTCATCATCCCGCCTGCTACACCGCTTGGTGGAGGCAAGTACGCCGGCACGACTGTCGATCGTGCGGCGGCTGGTATGGCCGGTACTGCCGACATCGAGAACGCTATCTCGATGAAGAACGAGCAGCGAGCCAGTCAGCTGGCTGCCAAGGACGCACAGCTGCCGGAAGGCACGGTTACACCAGGTGGTGTAGCTCGAGCCACGGACGGTTACAACGCTGCGTATGACGCCATCAAGGCGTTCGACGTGCCGGTGCAGCTGCCGCTACCGCAGTACCAACCGATCCTCGATCGCATCAAGAAGCTGGCCGACAACACCAACCCGCTTCGCGGTGCACCAGATCCTGAGATCCTGGCGCTACAGCAGCGGCTGCTGAAGGCCAACGGCGCGACCGTGCCGGACTTCATTGACATGATCCGCGAGCTGCGCAGCGATAGCTTCGCCAACGCACAGGCCGCTACCACAGCAGGCGGCGCCAAGATGCGCTCGCTGGCGAAAGCGCAGCGACAAGCCGCGGACATTCTCGACGACTCGCTGGACGCATTCCTGCACGACACAGCGACGAGCATGAAGCAGACGTCGCCTGCCGCGTCTGCCGTTGTAGGTAAGCTGTACAGCGACTACCGACAGGCCCGGCAAGGGCTGTCGACGCTGCACGTCATCCGCGATTCCATGAACCCACAGACCGGCGCTATTGACGCGTCGGAGATCGCGAAGGCCGGCGAGACTACAAAGCTCACACCTGGCTTGCAGTCGATCAAGGATGCCTATGATCTCAACCCCAAGGCGTTCCGCCCTGTGGAGCAAGCAGCGCGCACCGCTGGCTCTCCTATTAGCCGCGTTGACGTTATTTCTATGGGCTTCGGTGGTACGGCCGCAGCTGGTGGCTTTGCTAGCGGGCATCCTGGCTACGCTCTAGCCTCCTCGATCGCCGCTACGGCGCCGATGGCGCTGCGGCTACTGTCGCGAGCGTACGCGCTGCGAGGCAATGCAGCTCGCGCCGTACAGACCGGCGTAGGCATGGGTGCCCGTGGCGCAGCTCGAGCTCTGACTCTCGAGCAGCAGCTAGAGGAGCAGCCGCAGTGAACGACCATACCGCAGCCGTAGCCTCTGGCGTGACGGCTGCAGGAGCAGTGGCCCCGTGGCTATTGACCATGAATGAGCTTCTTCAGATCGGCTCTGCCGCGGTGGCAATCGTGGCTGGTATCGCAACCGCGTGGTACTACATCGACCGTACCCTGGCAGCGCGGCGCGCCCGCGCCAAGCATGGCGAGTGAGTACGGGCTAGACCCTTGTCAGCTCCGACTGTACGTTGTTGAGCCAGCTTTGCAGCAGCTGGGGCTATATACCCCAGCCGCCTGCCAGCTAGTCGTCGGTACGGCGCTTACAGAGAGCCGTGCGCGGTATCTAGACCAGATAGATAAGGACAACAAGCCAGGCCCGGCCTACGGGCTTTGGCAGATGGAAGGGCCGACCCATGACGACATATGGGCTAGCTACCTGCACTACCAGCCGATGCTGGCTGGGGCGGTGCTACGGCTAGGCTCGAGCTCGGAGCAGAGCCTACAGACGAACCTGCTGTATGGGGCTGCGCTATGCCGCATCCACTACCTGCGTGTGGCTGAGCCACTGCCGGCAGCTGGGGATGCTGAGGCTATGGCTCGCTACTGGAAGGCACACTACAACACGCCGAAAGGCGCCGGCACCGCGGAACAGGCACTGCCTCACTTCCGTGTCGCTTGCCAGGATTGCTGATGTTCAAGGGATTGATTGCTGCAGCGCTGATGGCGCTGTGCGTGCCGGTGCTGGCAGAGGATGCCAAGCCCGGTGTCAGTATCGAAGTGACGTACTGCGGTGTGCCGGTGGCTATAGAGTACGCCGATGCACAGGGCATCTACGGATGGACGCAGCGTCAGCCGGACTTCAATGAAGCGATTGCGCGACACCTGCGCTGGAAGGCTGCAGGACAGCCGACCGCGGAGCTTGAAGTAGGCCCTGTCGGCTGCAAGGGCGCCTAGCGTGGGCATCTTCGCCAACATACTGTCTGCGGCTACCGGCAACGCTGGTGGGCTGTTTGACTTCTTCAAGCGCAAGGCAGAGCTCAAGCAGGAGCTCGAGCTGACGAAGCTGAAGTCGGAGATAGATGCCGAAGCGAAGTGGGCGGAATGGCGTACACAGAACATCACCGCTGATGCGGCCTGGGAGTCGCAGTCGATCGCCAACAGCGGCTGGAAGGACGAGTACGTACTGGTGCTGCTCAGCATCCCGCTCATCCTGGTATTCATCCCTTGGACTGCGCAGTACGTGCTGCAGGGATTCCAGATCCTCGCGCAGACGCCGGACTGGTACCGTTGGCTGGTGGTGATGATCTTCGCAGCCGTCTACGGCATACGCGTCTGGCGTCGACAGATGTAACACGAGTGCAAGGCTAACAGCAGCCACGAACAGCCCGCCTTGTGCGGGCTTTTTGTTGCCCAAAGAAAAGGGCGCCGAAGCGCCCTAATCTCCCCTCACTTGATTAACCGTCAGCTACTCCGGTATCGCCTCGTCTACGTTGTCCTCGCTAAACCCAGCAGCGCGCAGCACAGGCTTGACCACTAGCTGTAGCAGCTCCGGCAGGAACAATGTCTCGTCCCCTCGTACCTCCACGGTGTACGTGCCGTCCTGGTTCTCCAGAGTGATCCTCGTCATCGCCCCAACCCCCTTGTTCTTGTTATACGTCCCTGACGTGGATTGTTGTGCCATACAGCTATCTCGCATGCAACAAGTCCTTAGAGCTATGTGTCTACTTTGCGACAGTGATTATGTGCACTGTGGCTTAGTTAGACGTGCCGTGCTCGAGCGGCAGCATGGATAGCAGCTTGCGCTGCGTGATTGCCTCGACTACCAGCTTGCCGTCCACGTAGATCGGCGCCTGTGTGATAGGCGCGAATGGCAGCTCGTCATCCGTCTCGACTTCCTTGCGCAGTGCGTCGTACTCGTCGCGTGTGAGATCCACGCCGTAGATGATCAAGCCGTCGTCATTGGCCTTCTTCACGGCGTTGTAGATGCGCGTGACCAAGCCTTCCTTCTCGTATGTCTTTACCTGCACACAATCCTCCACATCACAATCACTGTACCGATTATGAAACACGCACTGCCGGCGACGTAGAACAGATGCGGCAGCAGCTCATGCAGCTTGTTCAAGTCCGTACCTCCGTCGCAGGTAGTCAAGGCTTACCTCCATCAGATCGTAGTTACCGTGCTTCGCTTCGTGCAGCATCACCACGCCGCGCCAGTGGTGATTCGCCTGCGGACCTTTGTAGTCCTCGTCGTGCTGATAGAAGCTGCCGACGATCAGCGCTCTGTGCACGCTGCCGTCGCTCAAGTGCCGCTCGTACGCTTCCTTACCCTGCCGGTGTCCCATGACGAAGCTGAAGCCGATGTTCTTGAGCATCGTGCTTGCCATGCCACCCCACGGCTTACCGGTCATCGGGTTGTAGAAGTAGTGAGCAAACTTGACGCCAGCGATGTCCAGCGGCTCCAAGAACTCGTGCACTCGAAAGCCACACTGCTCGGCGTTCAGTAGCTTCTTGCTGAGGAAGCCTTGCAGCTCGGCGCTGCTGTTCGCAGCCCGGTCGATCCGGTCCTCGTGGTTGCCGTAGAAGAACTCGAGCTGCGGCTTATACACCGTGTGCTTGGTACGTCGCTGCGTTTCCTGCAGCTCCCGCAGAGGCTGCACCAGCAGCTCGAGCGCTTCGTTGCCGGCTTCGATGTCGGCAATGACACGCTTGCCTTCCGCCTTGGCTGTGCCCTTGTCGTAGGACGACAGAGACGGCATGTCCCAATGGTCCCCAAGATGCACTACCACGTCAGGACGCTTATCGACGATGTACTGCCCTGCCCACAGTAAATGCTCTGTGGGTACACCTGGCTTGATCTGCGTGTCTGGGATCACCAGGATCTTTAGCCCGCGATCCTCCGTCAACGCACTGACCCTGGCAGCTCGAGCCCATCACGCTTGCTCAGCTCGGCAACTAGCACTTCGATGCGCTTACGCAGCTGCGCATTCTCGTCAGCCATCTTCTGCGCTTCTACGCGCAGTGCAGTCATGCTGCGATCTATAGCCATGGTCCTGCAGGTAGCCAAGTCGTAGTCGGCCTTGTACACGTCAACTTCCCGCACCAACAGATCAATCACATATAGCAAGGTTGCTTCGCGTGTGTTCATCATCGCGCGTACTCCGACAGAATGCCGGTCACGATATCCAAGCCTTCGTCCAGCGTCGTCACGATCCAGCCGGCATTGGACTGCACCACCGGGTTGCCGGTGATGCGATCGTCGTCCGACACCAAGATGGTTGGCTTGTCGAGTGCTCGAGCCCATGCGAGCTCACTGATAGTGCCGAGCGATATGCGCTCCTGGTTGAGCTCGGCCGGCATGTACGCCAGCGTCATGTCGCACTGCTGTACGTCGAACAGGTTCTTGGATGCGATAGCACGCGGCGTACCGAATCGAGGATCTGTGTACTGCGGCTGATAGTGCTCACCGACGATAGGCTCGCAGCGCAGCGGCGATATGCCGCGAATGTTGTACGCACCCAGCTCCGCGATCACGTCATTACGCCAGTTGTTCGCGGCGCCGTAGGTATGCCCGGTGATCGGGCCGGCCAAGTAAACCGTACGTTTCATTTAGTACACGTCCCCGTTCATATCCCGCTTGTGGTCCTCGTACGGCGCCACAATGCGACGTTGAAACTCAGCCTTGGCCGATTCGAGCGCGCCTACCACGTCGTTGATCGCGGCGTAGTTCTGTCCGTGATTCCACCAGTAATCATTGATCAACTTCGTGATCTCGTAGTTGAGCTCGCCTGGCGACGACGGTGCTCTAAACTCGAGCATGGCTCGTGCTTCCTGTGTGATGTACGGCATTACTTACCCTTTGCGATGACCGCACCTTGCAGCAGCATCTTCGGTGCTGCGCCAGGCTTCGGCCGGTTGTCGATCGCGTAGCCACTCTCGATCGCGTCAATCAGGATCGCGAGCGATGCAATGGCGCCGTCCAGGTGCTTCTTGCCTTCCGCGCTGTCTGGGTCGATCTCCTCTCCGTCGACCCACGCAGCTAGGTGCCGCAGCGTGCCGCCGACGTACGTCATCACTTCCACTGGCTGATCACGCCAGTTGTACGGGCCGTACTTGCGCCCGCCCTCGCCTAGTGCCTTGGCTAGCGCACACAGCGCTGCTGGTGGTACCCAATGCAGCGGTAGCTTCTTGTCGCCGTACAGCTGCTTGGGATTCGGAGGAATCTGCTGTAGGTACTCAGCTGTTTTACTCATTACGAAGCACTCCGGGCAGTCTGGTCCGTTGATACGTCCGTGCGCGGAGCAGAACCAGCCGTAGGCGTCACTCTCCACTTGATGTACTCCACTAGCTCCGCAACGCTCATATCCACCAGCACAAACCAATCCTCGTGATTCGCGCGGTACATGAGCACCGGGGTTTTGTTGATGTCGCGTCCCTGCTGACGCGCCTGCTTAACTGCAGCTCCAACCTGAAGCTTCTGCTGTCGCTTCACTTCGATAGCGACTGGTAGTTCCGTGTCGAGATCGCAGCCGCCTTGTCGCGACTGCATGATGTTGCGCTTGAACGCCTCGTAACCGAGTGCTTCGTTCAGCAGGTTCGCAACCTCCCTTTCTCCTACCTTGCCTTTCCTTCGGCTTCGTAGCCCGCTCACGCCTTTCCTTTGCTCGTCTCGAGCACCTGCAGCAGCAAAGACGACAGTGCGTCGATGCGCGTTTCATCCCTAAACATCTTGTCCCAGCCCATCGCCCAAGCGATTGCGTGCATGAGCTCGTGCAAGAACGTGTGCAGCTCCTCCTCTGCGTCTTTGGACTTAGAGGAAATGTGGATAACGCACTCGGCAGCGTTAGTGCGCCCGTACCAGCTGCGCTTGCCTACACGCTTCACGCGCCATGTTCTGCCCGCGAGCTCAAACGTTCGCGGGATCTTCAGACTGGCGGATGCCATGTCTCACCGTAGAAGCGTCGCAGCCAGAGCAGCCTGCCGTTCTCGAGCACGGCCCCGGCAGCACCCAGCTTCTCGTAGCCGGTGTCAGCGCCGTACTTCTGTATGCTCTGCTCGTACGCTTGTAACACTCGTGAGTAAAGAAACGGCGGCAAATCCTTGACTTCCTTGGCGTCTATGATCATCTGCTTAGCAGCCTTGTCACCCATCTTGTAGCAGCCGCCAATGTTGTCGGTGGTGTCGCCTTTCAGCAGCTGCTTGTAGAACTGCACGATGCCCTGGTCCTCGCTGATGTTCGCGAACGCGTCACGATTGGCGTCGTAGTGCCAGCCAGGACACTGCAGCAGATCCTTGTCGATACCGCAGATGATTGACTTCTTGCCGTCAGCAGTCAGCTGCGTCTGCTGGATGCAAACCTCGTCATCCGCCTCCTGCCCGTAGATCACCTGCGCGTTCCAGTTCTTCACCATGTAGTCGCGGATCTCGCGCTGCAATCGTGGCTTGTGCCACGGCTTACGATTGCCCTTGTACGGCTTGATCGTAGCTATCTGCTCACGGAAGTTGCCGGTGCCGGTGAGGTACACCCGCGCGTCGACGTTGGCCTTGAACTTCTCGGCCACTCGCTCCTCGATCGACTTCAGCATCTTCTTGCAGCTGTGCAGCACGTTTTCCACGGGCTCTACTTCCACGCGCTCCCAGCGCAGCAGGGAGGACGGTTCGCCACCTTTGGCGAGCCATGCCTCCTCTGCAGCGTTGCGCGCATTGGCGTCTTCGTAGGCGCCAATGACTGCATCGTTGCCTGACGTCAGCAGATGGTAGGTATGCTGCCCAGCAAAGCCGGCTGCGTACTCTATGTAGTCTGCGTCGATCAGCGCGACGATGGTTGGCTTCTTCTTAGCCAACGGCTTCCTCAGGCTGATTGTCCTGGTACGCGTCAAGCACCTTGTGCGTGGCCTTGATGTGCGCTGCACACTCTTCCACGATCTCGGCGGCTTGCTCGTCGTCCTCTGCCTCTAGCTCGAGGTTGATGCCAGCGTAGTAGCGCGGCATTAGTCGTTATCCCAGAGCTCGTCATCGGACTCGCTCACTTCGTCGGTTGCCTTTTCCTCGTCCGCGCTATCGCTCTCGTCCTCGTCAGCCAGATCGCGCTCGATCTCTTCCTGCGGCTCAATGAACGACTTCGGCTCGTACACCTGCTTGTACAGCTTGGCCGTAAGCTCGTCGACCTTGGCCAGCAAGATCGTCTCGATTGCGTCCGGCTTCGTCTTCGGCAGCTTGATGGCGCCCTGCTCAAGCAGGATGCGCGTCAGCTGGATCGCACGATCCTGCGACGCCTGCACGGTGATACGTGACGCCTTCTCGGGATCTTCCTTGAAGCGATTGCCGCCACCGCCGAACTTGCCGCCGCCCTTGCCAGTCGGCTTGCCCTTGCCCAGCAGCTCTGGCTTCTTCTTCACGTCGAAGTCGCCGCGGTCATTCTCTTCAACGACCAGCTTGACCTCATGACCTTTCTCGATGATGCCGGCTGCGCGGTTAGGCGAGCGGAACCACTTGTCGTTGTCCTTCAGCTTGAAGCTGTAGTTGTCGAACTTCTTCTCTTCACCGACCCAAACGACAACGCCCTTTACTACTTGACTCATTACTGCAACAGCGCCTCCAAGCGCTCTTTGATGCGTTCCGCCTGGTCCGCATCGCTGTGGTGTCCCGCGATCTCGGTACGCAGGATCTCCACGTCTTCCTCTTTGCCGAGCGCCAATCCGCGCTCGTACTCGGCCACAACTTCCAGATCAGTCACCACGCGGGCCAGTGCGGCAGTGACGCTCTCGACGGTCTTACGAAACACTCTTACTCCCTTGTTTGAACACGGCCGTAAGCGCGATCAGTACGATCCACACAGCCGCAGCCTTTACCCACGAAAACGTCAGCACGCCTAGCGTAGCCAGCGCCCAGGTGACGAGCGCAGCAAAGCCGAAGCCAATTGCTAGCGCCACAACCAGAATCACTAGCCCTAGTAACGCAGCCAGTCCCATTACGCAGCCTCCTTGTATGACGGCGGTTCTTCCTTGAACTTCACTTCTTTACCCTCGCCCCAATGCGTGCCGTACACGACTTCACAGCCAAGCGGCACGTTGAACTTGAGCTTGTAGACTTTGAGCAGGTAGTCGTACACGTCGAACGTGAACGCCTGTTTCACCAGCGCGATGTACTTCTCCACGTCGTCTTTGTGTACCTCTGCATTCACCGAGTCATGCACTGTGTTGACGAACATCACACGCAGCCCTGCCTTATTCACGCGGTGGTACAGGAACACCAGCGCGATCGGAATGATCTCGGCAGTGGCCAGGCTCTGCACCGGGTAGTTGAATACCGCGGGCACGATCGACGTATGCTCGCGTCGATCCATCGGCTGTCCGTTGGCATTCAAGTAGAAGTCCCAATAGAAGCGCATGCCCCACGGCGTGATCAGCCGGCCTGTGGCCATCACTTCGTTGACCCACTCCTCCTGCTGTGCGTACAGCTCGCTGTAGTTCTGCTGGAACCACGCGTAGTACCGCATCTCAAGCTCAGTACCCTGCGTGCCGCCGTACAGCGGCTTGAACGTTCTAGGCTTGCTGTCTTGCCGAAACGCCTTGACGCGAGGATCACCTTCTTTCTTACGCCGCAGTAGGTCGAGATACAGCTCGCGGTTGATGTCGCCGGCAAACTCCGGATCTTGCATGACGGCTGCGGTCTGTATGTGAGCGTCAAAAAGCGGGTCTCTGATGTTGGCGATAGCCACAGAGTCTTGACCCAAGAAGGCAGCGACCACGAACTCCAGCTGGCTTCCATCCGCCTCGACGTACACATAGTCGCTATCCCTCACCGTAAACAGCTTCTTGAAGCCGCGCGGCATGTTCTGAAACTGCACGCTAGGTTCCTTGCCAGGGAACATCGCGAACGTCTGCGGTATGCCGCTTGAGCTCAACCTGTGCGTACCCGTGTTCACTTGGTTGAACACGCCGTAGAACACCGGCTGCTTACGCTCCTCCACCACACCACGGAAGAAATTCAGGTTCTTCGTAACTGCCGCATCCAGCCGGCCGAAGTCCTGCCGCATGGCTAGCCACTGCTTCTGCTTCTCAGTGGTACCCTGCGACTCAAGCCACAGCATCGTGTTCTTGTCGGTCTTAGGCTGCCCCTGCGGGTAGCGCTTGCTGCGGTTGCGCTTAACGCGACCGCGCTGATCGACAGGCTCTTTGAACTTCAGCGACTTGACCTTGCTGTCCTTCACCCACTTGTACGTCTTGCCTTCGATGTGCCCATCGTCGGCAGCCGTGGTAGGCACTTCCGCTAGCCCGTACAGAAAGCCAATCTTCTGCTTAGGCGAGCGCATGTTGATGCCGCCAGTGAAGTCATCCAGCTTGCGCTCGACTTCACGCAGCGCGTCGACGTACGCCGTGTGCTCCTCGACTACCCGCGGCTTATCCAGGCAGATGCCGTTGCGCTCGATGTCGGCCAGGATCGGAGTGAGCAGGCAGCGCGTGAGCACCACCTGCAGCTGCTGCGTCTTACCAAGCCTGCGCAGCTGCTGTTCCCAGATCGCCTCTGTCGTCACGACGTCGCGGCGATTGCGCGCGATCAGCCGGCGCTCAGGCATCTCGCTCGGGCAGATGCCAGACTTCATCATCGTGTCAATCACGTCGTCCTTGCCCTGCAGCCCGTAGCGCTGTGCCACGTCTCCCAGGTTCAGCAAGCCGAAGCGATTACCCAGCCGCACCTTCTCCGCAATCATCGGATCAGCCCAGAGCTTCAGCGTCGGATCGACGCCAAGCCTGATGAGCCACTTGGCCTCGAACTTCGCGTTGAACGCGATGGCGTAGTCAGCCTGCTCGTAGGCGTCCCAGAACGCCTTGCACTCGAGCAGGTTGCCGTAGTGGTGCTGCACCTTGCCGCCGCGCAACTTCCACGACGTGCACACGATGCGGTTGTATGGGTTCAGCGCCGAGCCGTTGTCCTTGTTCGTCGTCTCATGGTCATAGACGATCCACCGACCGTTACGGTAGGTGTCAAGGCTTAGCGCTGCCGAGCTCAGCGGATGTGTCAAGCCTTTGGACTGACCTTGATGCGAGTCGTGATCTTAGCGGACACATCCACCACGTCGACCAGCTTGTAGCGAGCGGCTTCAACAACTTCCAGTGTGCTAGCGAAATCTTCCGCAGCGAGATCGGCCAGCGGAAACAATCCGCCGTCGCCGTCGTCTTCCATGCGAATGAAAATTTCCTTAGGGTATACGGTGCTCACTTCACATCCTCCGTGCGCTTCTTCATGCGCCCAATGGTCATCTCGAGTCCCTTGATACGCGACGCCTGTTCTTCATTGACAGTTACAAGCGCGGCAATCTGCTCAGCCTGGTGCTGGACCATAGCCTCTGCTTCCTCGAGCATGGCCAGCGCACCTAGTACGTGCTTGTCGTTGTCCGACATGCCCCAATTAGTCGTACGTGCCTGATGCGCTGCACGAATGAACGGCGCCCACTGCTTGTAGTTGCGCAGCTGCTGCTCGTTCGGGATGTCTGCGAATACGCGGCTGCTCACGCGTTGATCCTCTTCCATGCGAAGCGTATGGCAATGCACAGCGCACAACCGGCTAGTACACCGAAGCCGAACACGGTGAAGTACGAGTCAAGCGTACAGACCAACATTAGGCTGCAGCCTGTTCTTGCGGCAGTAGCGTGATCTGCGAAATATTGCCGACCAGATTGCCGTACTTAAGCACCTGACCGTTCTCGTCCACAGCGCAAGAGCCGTTCAAATCGAACTCGTCCATAGCTCTTTGCGTGTACATCAGCGCCTGCCCGCCTAGTGGAGATAGCAGCACTTGATCATTGTTGGCTGTCCAGCCGAGCGCTTTGGCCAGCGCGTTGTCCAGCACTACCGGAAATTCGGTATCACTGCCTGCGCGCAAACATTCACTGTACGTATGCAAATCCATCACTTCCTCCGTGGTTTCGAGAGATACGCGTTGTAATCCGGCTCAAGGAACATCGGGAAGCGAAAGTCTCGCTTACCCAGCTTGTTCTTCAGCCCGTTGAGCATTCGGCGCTTAGCAGCTCTGTACTGCGGATTGGAGCCGATACCCAGAATCAAATCGCACGCTGCCTGCACCGACGTGTTTGACCAGTCGATGTCACTCATGCGCAGCTCTAGCTTGTCGTCTGCCTTATCCCCAGCCTGCGTCATGCTGAACGCGACAAGCGCGTACGTGTTCGCCATGCGGCGGATCTCGCGCGCGATCTCGCCGAGCGCAAGCGTGCGGTTCTCGCCGCTGGCCTTAAGGTTGTGCATCTGGTCAACGAACAGAGCATCTGGCCGATGCTGCCGTACCAATCCCTCAAGTACGGCAAGTTTCCCATCGGGCTCGTGTACGAGTACCAGTCTCTCCATGCCAGATGCCAACGCACGCTTCTCGGCTTCCGCGCCGAGTCCGCTAGGATCGGCTTCGATTGCTGACCATGTGTACGCACCGCCTCCTGCGAGACGTGAGATAAACCGCGGCAGGTATCTGACATCGGACTCCTCGTTACAGACATACAGCACCTTGGCGCCTTGCTTTAGCAGCGAGCACGCCTGGTTGATGGCGAACATCGACTTGCCGGCGTTCGGCCTACCGAATATGACGATGTGATCGCCGCGCAGTAGCCCGCCGCCGAGCTCGTCATTCAGTAGTGCCGGACTGAGCTTCCAACGCTTTCCTGTACGCTGTTCAAGCGCCTCCATTGATGGCCGGACACTGTTTGTGACGGCATCCCTGGATAGCTCTTGATAGCGGTCAATAAGTCGATCAACACGGTCATCCTGCGGGTTCTTGTCGCCCAGCGCGGCAGCCAGGTCGAGACCAATGCGACGTCGCCGAAGTAGCCGGTACTCTGTCGTAACGTTCTCGGTTGACACTTCGCCAGGAATACTTGCCAGGTACTCCAGAGCAGCGCTTGACTGCTTTGGGCTCGGGTACAGCCGCGCGATCGTAGAACTGACCACATCACGATCAACTCGCGATGCAGCTGGGTCACGTTTGTAAAACTGAACAACAGCGCGAACGACCAGTTGCCCGTACTCACTGAAGTCATTGGGATCGAGCTTGCCTGCGAGTCGGTCATAGGCTTTACGGTCCTGCAGCATTGCGGCAAGCAGTTGAGATTCATCCAAGCCGCGCCTCCACTTCCGTGTCTGAGCAATCCTTGATGTCGCGCTCGAGCAGTACAGCGCGATCAATCCACGCATGCTGCTTAGCCAGCTGGCATGCGTCGCCGAACGCATCCGCGTCCAGCGCCAGCAGCACAGGTGCGGTGACGTAACGCTGCAGCTCCTCAGCTCGGTCCACACTCAGGTGAGTGCCTAACAGCGCTACCGAATGCCAGCCGAGCTGCCAGCAGCGCATGGCGCTTAGCTGATCCTCGACAATCACCGTGCCTCGCGGCACGGCCTTGCGTCGGTACCACGCCTGCCACGGCTCGTCCGCGATCTTGTAGCTGTCGACCTTCTTGCCCCAGGCGTCGAAGCGTCTAACCGTTCCGCCTCGGTTACTACCAGTAGGCCCGCGCACAGGCAGATACAGTGCGTGCTGCATGATCACCTGACGCACATCGAACAGCTCTAACGTGTCGTCGCGTAGGCCATAGCGCTGCATGTACTGCGTAGCAGCGTTGCTGGTATACGTCAGGTCGTTGAGGTACGGGCGTGGCTCAAAGCCGCTGGTGATCGCTGGCGCGTCACCTTCAACCAGCCAAAGCTTTGCCGACTCTCCGCACTTCAGCCGGTAGCACTTCAGGATGAATTCGTTAGCGATCCTGAAGGCGCCCAAGCTGCGCTCGTGCGAGTCACCGCCGTTGCAGTACGGGCACAGCAGGCCAGTCGTGCGAGACGCACCTGACTGCAGTACAGCCTGCAGGTAATCAGGTAGCTCGCTTACGGACCGCAACCGCCTCACGGCGTTTCCAGCACAACCCGCGAGCGATCGCTGATAAACACCGTCTCGAGTACCGCTCCGTCCTCGTCCTGGTAGGCAAGATCCTCCGGACCAGGACACACGTAGGCATCCACAATCAGCCCACTGCGGTCATACGTGAGCACCCAGCACGCGGAATAGACGTGCGTCTTGCGCAGCCGTCCGGTGCCTGTGGCGCACGTCGTCGTCACGGTCAGCTCGGTGACGGCGTTCGAGTCCTGAAAGCCCAGCGCGGTCTCGTTCCACTGCCGTCCACCGCACGACTGCGGTAGGTACTGCGACATGTCGCCAGGATTCAGCACCAACGTATCCGCGAAGACTGGCGCGGCGAGCGCCAGCAGACAGGCAAGAATGAAACTACGCATTACTCTTCGTCCTCTGTTGATTCGTACACACGCCGCCAGTTGGCTTCTTCGTCGTGAAAGTCCAGCTCCTCGAGCTCCGGCTCCCCCTCGTCCTCGTCAATCAGGCCGAGCTCAAGCGCAGCAGCTAGAGCGTCGTTGTTGTATTGCTTGCGCCAAAACGGACAACAGGCGTCAAGCTGCTGCAGCAACGTCACTAGAACCCCGCGGCTGCCGCGATAGCGTCCGAGTCCGGACCAATCGGCTGGTCATTGCTGATTACGCGACTGTGCACAAGGGCATGTGCAGCCTCCATAGCGTCCGCACCAACCAGCTCCTTCACCAGATCGTCGTAATCACTCCACTCGTTGAACGCCGGTACTTCGCCTTTAGTTACAGCGAGCATAGCGTTGACGACAACGCTTTCAGGGAGATCCAACGTAAGCTCTGTGCCACCTTCGACCTGTCGAAACTTCACTTGCTAGCCTCCTTGGCTTTCGTCATCGGCGTACCGCACACCGGACACCGTTGTTGCTTCTGCAGCGGCTTGCTGATGTGGCAGCCTCTGCACTCGTACTGTTCACTCTGCATGTCAACTCCGTACACATGAGGACAAGTTTTTGCCCTCTCCATATCCAATTCAAGTGAAGCGTTTAGCTGTAGCTGTCAACTCGTACCAGCGTGCTGGGTGTTCCCAATTTGTACCCAACATGCCAGATCGAACCAGATCCAACCGTACGAAAGCGATTTGCGGGCGCCCATCCGTACTGTTGAAAAACAACTACATACACATCGCGCTGAGCGTTCGGGACGCAGGGGCCGTAGGTTCAAATCCTATCACCCCGACCAATAAATCCCAGGCTACTCAGCCACTTACGGAAGCGACGATTGGCGAGCTCTGCGCTTCACCTACCGTTTGCTCCCGTTTTGCACCCACCACTCTAAGCACCGTACCGCGGTCCTGCCGCTCGATTTTGCGCACGCACTCAAGCAGGTGATTCAGGTCAGCTGCACTGTAATGCGTAGTCACGTCGTCATTCGTATGACCCAGCAACGCCTTGCGATCCTCGAGCGACACGCCAGCCGCACGCAACCGGTGCGAGAACGTATGTCGCAGATCGTGTACGCGTAGCTGTGGCAAGCCAGCTCGCACGCGTGCTTTCTTCCATGAGGAATTCAGCACGCGCGTCAGCTGGTGCCCGCGGAACGTAAACACAAACTCCTTGTGCTGCCCTCGCAGCTCGTCCACCACGCGACGCGCTGTGTCGTTCAGC